GTTACAGAAAAAGATCACGGCAGATCTACATCAGATAGAGTTAGATTTAGAAACTGTTTAGGATTTGATGGATTAACAGCAGCTAACTTTAATTTAGCAACAGGATATGTTATAACTAAATTAACAGATGATACCTACACTATTACTGTTGCAGCATCTTCCACATCTGGATCAGTTACAGGTGGCGGTGTATTTGCTACAGTAGGACCAGTTACTTTGGAGGCTTAGATGAGCTTTACATTTGCGCAGCTAAAAACAGCAATACAGGATTATACTGATAATTCTGAGACAACATTTGTAAGTCATCTATCAGACTTTATAAAAGCAGCAGAAGAAAGAATATTTAAAAATGTTGATTTAGAGATATTCAGAAAGAATGTCACATCAGCATTATCAACAAGTGATAAGTTTTTAACTATACCACCAGATTATTTAGCATCTTTTTCTTTACAAATTACAACAGCAGGCAGTGAAGCATTTTTGCTACAAAAAGATGTAAATTTCATACAAGAAGCATATGACGCTTCATCCTCAACAGCAACTCCAAGATTTTATGCACAGTTTGATGCAAGTAATTTTATAGTTGGACCTACCCCAAACTCAAATTATGCAATAGAATTACATTACTATTATAGACCCGCTAGCTTAACTGCTGGTGCAGATAGTGGTACAACATGGTTAAGCACTAATGCCCCGTTTGCATTATTGTTTGGATCATTAGTGGATGCATATTTATTTATGAAGGGTGAGCCTGACTTGATACAACAATACGAAAAAAGATTTATGGATCAATTAACAAGACTTAAGGATTACGGAGAAGCAAGAGAAAACACTGATGCGTATTCTGAGGGTTTACCTAGAGCGCAAAGGACATAGGAGTAAAAAATGGCAACAGCAAATGCAGCAACCACCTTTTTAGAAAATAGAATATTAAGCTTTATTTTTAAAAATAATGCAGCATCTTTCACCACACCCGGAAATGATATTTTTGTTGGGTTGGCAACAGCAGTATCTAATTTTAATGACTCAACAGGTGAATCTGGAGATCCTGTTATAACAGAGGCAAACTTTGGTGCTTATGAAAGAAAAAATGTTCCTCACGCAAGTTGGACATTAACGGCAGAATCAGCTGACACACAAACTTGTAAAAATACAAGCGCTATAGAATTTCTTGAATGTACGAGTGGCAGCAATACCATAACACATATTTTTATAGCAATACATCAGACAAATGCTTTAGATGTTGTTGGGTCTGGTGGTAACGTATTATTCATAGGTGCGTTAGATGCATCTAAAACAATATCAACAGGTGATATATTTAGGATTAATTCAAACAATTTAACAATAGAGTTAAAGTAATGGCTTTTGTAATAAACGACAGAGTAAAAGAAACAACCACTACCACTGGAACTGGTACAATCTCACTAGCTGGTGCGGTTACTGGTTTTGAAACTTTTGGGACTGGTATTGGCAATTCTAACACAACGTATTATGCCGTAACTTTACCCGGAACTGCTGAGTTTGAAGTTGGTTTGGGTACACTTAATAGTGATTCTAGTACAATAACTAGATCTACAATTATTAGTAGCTCAAACAGTGATAGTGCAGTCAATTTTAGTGCTGGAACAAAAACTATTTTTTGTACAATACCAGCATCTAAGTCAGTTCTTTTAAGTGACGTTGGAGCATCTACATTAGATTTAAGTTCTGCTAATATACATGCAGGTCGTTATGGAAGTTCTTCTTCTCCTATAAGCATCTCAGTTACTGTTGCATCTAAGTCGGCACATCCATATCAAGGAGACGGAAGTGGTCTTGCTTATTATTTGAATGGAATAGAATCTCCTGCTTTAACCTTTCATGGTGTAGATAATGTAACCTCAGACTCTGGGTATTATTATAGGTTTGACCAATCAGACAGTAGTAATAGCGGTCATCCACTTAGATTTTATTTAGACGCTGATAAAACTACAGAATATACAACTGGTGTTACAACTAATGGAACAGCAGGAAGTAGTGGTGCATATACTCAAATAGATGTAGATGAAGATACTCCTAATATACTTTATTATCAATGTTCTAATCATGGGTATATGGGTAATTATGCAATTACATTAGGATCTAATAAAATAAATCATACTGAAGCTCTCATAAGTTTTCCAACTACAACAGGAACACTTGTAGGAACAGGTGATACAGGTTCAGTAACTAATGATATGTTAGCAGGAAGTATTGCTTCATCTAAACTAGCAGGAAGTATTGCAGATAGTAAACTTAGTACAATAAGTACGGCAGATAAGGTATCAGGTGCGGCTGTTCAAGTAGATGGTGCAACAGATGGAACATCTATTACTATTGCAGATTCAGATAAGTTTTTAATAGATGATGGTGGAACTACAAAATATGTAAATGCTTCTCAAGTAAATGCATATACAAGTGCGAATGCTACCGATGCAGTAAATGCAGCACATGTTTTAGTGACTGATAATGAAAGCACAGACGAAGAAAATCTAATCACATTTGTAGAAGATGCTACATCAAGCACTGGTAATGTTGGTTTAGAAATGGATGGTAATTTAAGCTACAACCCAAGTACTGGCACAGTTTCAGCTACGGTTTTTAAAGGTAACATAGATGCAGTTGATGGTGACTTTGATGGTACATTAGAAGCAGATGCCATAACAGTTGGTGGAACAGCATTAAATACAGTTATTGCAGGAGTAACAGTAACAAATGCCACTAATGCAACTAACGCAACCAATGCAACAAACTCATCTCATGTTCTTGTAACAGATAATGAAAGTACAAATGAAGAAAACCTAATTACTTTTGTTGAAGACGCCACATCAAGTACAGGCAATGTGGGGCTGGAGATGGATGGCAACCTAACATATAATCCAAGCACTGGTCGATTAACAGCTACTCAATTAGCAGGCACTTTGCAGACAGCAGCACAAACAAATATTACATCTGTAGGAACTTTATCAAGCCTAACAACATCTGGTAATATAGAATTAGGTCATGCAAGTGATACTACTTTATCAAGAGCAAGTGCTGGTGTATTGGCAGTTGAGGGCAATAATGTTTTAACATCAGCAACAGGTGCAGGTAAAGGTTTTGCTGTAGCAATGGCTATAGCTTTATAGGAGTAGAACATGGCACAAGATTTTGAAAGAAGCATTGCAAGGAATGTGGGAACGAGTGAAGTAGTTTTAAGAACTGCAAATTCTGACGATGCGTTAATTGGTATAAACATTGCTAATGTTGCAACTTCACAAATTTTAATAGATGTGTACATCACTGGAACAGGTGGCACTGATGATTATTTTATTGTTAAAGCAGCTCCTATACCAGTGGGTTCAACGCTACAGGTATTAGATGGTGGTGCAAAGATTGTAATGGTTTCTGGTGATATACTTAATGTTAAAAGCAGTGTAGCTAGTTCAGCAGATGTTTGGGTATCAGTTGTTGATACGATTAGTGAATAGGATAAAATATGCCATACATAGGAAATCAAGCAGGAAATAGATTTGTAGCTTCACAAGCTGCAACAAGATTTTCTGGTAACGGATCAAACAAAGTATTTACGTTAGAGCATTCTGTGGGTTCTGATGAAGATATACTTGTATCCGTTGATGGCGTAATACAAGAACCTTCTATATCTTATGTAGTTAGTAACGGCACAACATTAACATTTCAAGGTAGTGATGCACCTTCAAACGGAACAAATAATATTTTTGTGTGTTATTTATTTAGAACTGTGGCTACAGTTACCCATCCTGCTACAAGTGCTTTAAGTGCAACAACAGGTACGTTCAGTGGTGCAATCACAGGGGGTGGCACATTTACACCCGGAGGTAACATAGTTATACCTGATGCAGGTAATATAGGCTCTGCATCAGATACAGATGCCATGTCAATTTCTAGTGGTGGTGTTGTTACTCTTTCACAATCTTCACAAACAGCACAAACTTTTAGATTAGCTGCAAGTGAAGCAGGGGACGGTTCTGCTCAAAGATTAACAAATTACGAAGAAGTAGATACAGATTATACAAGAGTAGGTGCTGCTAATTGGTCAGAGAGTGCAGGTGAGTTTTCTTCTGCAACTACTGGCACTTTTTTATGTATGTATAACATAGTTACTACTGGTGGTGGTGATGAATTTGATGCAAGAATTAGAATTAGTACAAATAGTGGCAGTAACTATTCAACAAGAGCTTACGCAATTATGTATACAGCTAGTAATTCACTAAGTATGGGCAATTATTTTATATTTACTGTATCAAATACTAGTACTTTTAGATTAGATTTTTATTGTGGCGCACAAAATTCAATTTCAACTAATACAACTATAGTAGGCGATAGTAATTATACAGCTACTGGAATAACATTTGTAAAGCTAGGAGTTATTTAATGGATAATAATCAAATGTTAATTATTTCTGCTTTACATGCTCTTGAAATAAAAAATTGGTATTTAAAAGGAACTCCTGCTAACGAAGCAGAGTTCAAAGAAAAGTTTTCAAAAAAAGATGGAAGCAAACTAGATGTAACATGGTCGCAAATACAAACAGCATTAGCAGATGGTGGTGTAGTAGCAATGGCAGAGTTGCGTAAACAAAGAACTGCACTATTAGCAGAAACAGATTGGATGGCATCATCTGATTATAACATGACAGATGCTTGGAAAAAATATAGACAAGCTCTGAGAGATTTACCTGCTAATAATAAAAATGTAAGTTGGAATGGAACCACATTAAGTAATGTAACATTTCCAACAAAGCCAAGTTAAGGAGTAACGAATGTCATTAACAAAAGTAAAAGGAGCAGGTGCAGAAGGGTTAACCTTATCAAGCACTAGTCTTACAGTAGCAAATGGTTTGACACTTACTGATGGAAATGTGACGTTAGCAAGTGGTCATGGTATTGATTTTGCTGCGACTGCTAATTCAAGTGCTAGTGGTGTTTCTCTTGATAATGAACTTTTTGACGATTATGAAGAAGGAACATGGACTCCAACATTTGCAAATGGTTGGACTAGTGTTACTTTATCTTATAAAGCTTGTTCATATCTTAAAATTGGTAATATGTGTTATTTAACTTGTTCTATACAATTTAGTGGTACCACTGCTAATGAACAAATAAAATTAGATGGAGTACCTTTTGCACCTCAATCTAATGCAAATGGTTATGGTTCTGGAACTGGAGCAATAGGCTATCAAACTATGAGTACAGTAACAAATAACACTGCATATTCAGCTTATATCGTACAAAATTTAGCACGAGTACAATTTTATACTATGGCTGGCGCTACTATTAATTCAAATGGAAATGCAAGTGGTCGATGGCTTGAATTTAGTGCATTGTATCCGACACAATGAAGGAGTTTTAGATGGCAATAACAAAAACAACAGAAGTACCAAAGATAGAAGTCGTAGGCACTTGGAATATACAAGTAGCTACTGATACAGTTATTAAAGAAGATGGCACTGAAATAAGTAGGTCAAGACATAGGCATGTTTTAAATCCTGATTCAGATATATCTAAAGAAGCATCAGAGGTACAAGCAGTAGCTAATGCAATTTGGACAGATGCAGTGAAAGCTGAATTCAAAACTTGGAAAGAATCGCAAGAGAGGTAAAATATGCCGTATATAGGAGTCAGTCCACAATTTGGAGTTAGAAGAAAGCACACTTATACTGCCACGGCTGGGCAAACTATTTTTACAGGTGCAGGGTCAGAAGGTGCAACATTAAGTTACACAGATTCAAACTTTGTTGACGTATATCAAAATGGTGTAAAGTTAGGTGATGCCGATTATACATCTACAAGTGGAACTCAAATAGTATTAACTCAAGCAGCATCAGTTGATGACTTAGTAGAAATAATAGTTTTTGATGCTTTTAGTGCCGCAGATACTGTAAGTAAAGCAGATGGTGGTACGTTTGATGGCAATGTTACTATGTCAGGTACGCTTGGAGTTACAGGTGCAATTACATCAAGTGCAGGTGCTACAATAACAACCGCTGATAATACAGCACAACTTACACTTAAATCTACTGATGCAGATGCAAACTCAGGACCTTTATTAGATATGAAAAGAGATAGCTCAAGTCCTGCTGCTGATGATTTTCTAGGTCAAGTAAATTTTATAGCTGAAAATAATGCAAGTGAAGAAACAACATATGCACAAATAACTGGAAGAATTGAAGATGTTACAGATGGTGCTGAAGATGGTAGACTAACTTTAAAAACAATGAGAGCAGGTAGTTCAAGGTCAGCAATAGATTGTAGAATTGATCAAATTACAATTAATGATGATGGTGATGATGTAGACTTTCGTGTTGAATCAGATGGCAATGCTAATATGCTGTTTGTTGATGGTGGCAACAACCAAGTTCTTATGAAGACTACTGATGTTTTATCAAATACTACACTTAGAGTTGAGGGTAATATAAAACAAAGTAATGGTGGTCAACCTACAACTGGTAATCACAATCAATTTGTAGATAATCTTGCAAATTCTTATAACACAATGTTTCATAATCGAAGCTCAAATCCTTTAAGTCAATTTATAATGGAAATAGGTTTTAAAGAAGCTACTCCTGATAATGGTAATGCTATGTTTATAGATATGCGAGATGCTACAACAGCTAGATGTCAGATTAGGTCAGATGGCGATATTGATAACCATGATAATAGTTACAGTGGTTTTTCTGATGAGAAACTTAAAGAGCAGATTAAAGATGCTTCATCACAATGGGAAGATGTAAAAGCATTAACTATTCGTAAGTTTAAATTTAAAACAGATGTTGCAACTGGCGATTCAGATGCACATTGGCGTTTAGGTGTAATTGCTCAAGAAGTAGAAAAAGCTGGAATGAATGGACTTGTTACAACAAATACAGATATAGAAGAAAAAGATGGTATAAATTCTGAAACTGGTACAACAACCAAATCAGTTAAGTATTCAATACTTTACATGAAAGCAGTTAAAGCGCTTCAAGAAGCAATGACAAGAATAGAAAAATTAGAAGCAGAAGTGAAAGCATTAAAAGGTGAATAGATGACCAAAGCAGCAGAATTAGCAAAGATGGGTGAAGTCCTAACCAATAGTCAGATTGGTGGGCGAAGGAATATTATTATCAATGGTGCAATGAAGGTTGCTCAGAGGGGTACTGTAACAGGTATGGGTGATTCTAATAAATATAGTGCTTGT